CACCGCCGATTCGAGTTCTGCGGCAGGCAGTCGCGGCAGGCCTGAGGCGCCCGCGTGCTCCTTGGCGTCACGCTGAGGCACGTAGTAACGGTAGCGCCGGCCATTCTTCTTGGTCGTGTGCCACGGCGACAGCGCGCGGCCATCGTTGCCGAACACGATGCCCTTGAGCAGATAGGCCACGGTTGCCCGAGTCGCGTTGCCTCGCACTCGGCCATTGGTGGCCAGGATCGCGTGGACGCTGTCCCACAGTTCGCGGCTGATGATGGGCGGGTGTTCGGCCTGGTACCACTGGTCCTTGTGCCGCAACTCGCCAAGGTAGGTCCGGTTGCTGAGGAGCTTGTAGATGTGGCCCTTGTCGATCGGCCTGCCATCGCGGGTCTTACCGTCTTGCGTGGTCCACGCCTTCGACGTCACGCCATCCAGTTTCAGCTCCTTGACCAGTGCGGTACTGGAGCCGAGTTCGACAAAGCGTTGGAAGATGTGCCGGATCAGCTTGGCCTCGCGTTCATTGGGCACCAACCGCCGGTTCTCGACGTCGTAACCGAGCGGCGGCACACCACCCATCCACATGCCCTTGCGCTTGCTGGCTGCGATCTTGTCGCGGATGCGCTCACCAGTGACCTCCCGTTCGAACTGGGCGAAGGACAGCAGGATGTTCAGCATCAACCGACCCATCGAGGTCGTCGTGTTGAACTGCTGGGTGACCGACACGAACGACACGCCGTAGCGCTCGAACACCTCGACCATCTTGGAGAAGTCCGCCAGGCTGCGCGTAAGGCGATCGATCTTGTAGATGACCACCACGTCGATCTTGCCGGCCTCGATGTCCGCCATCATGCGGCGCAGCGCCGGACGTTCCATGTTGCCGCCCGAGAAAGCGGGATCGTCGTAGTCGTCGGCTACTGGAATCCAGCCTTCGGCGCGCTGGCTGGCGATGTAGGCATGACCGGCGTCGCGCTGGGCGTCGATCGAGTTGTACTCCTGGTCCAGCCCTTCATCGGTGGATTTGCGCGTGTAGACCGCGCAGCGCATGCGGCGCTTCAAGACTTCGCTCATCGTCCACCTCTTTTCTTGGTGGCGGGCTTGGTCTTGGCATTGGATGGCGGCTTGAGCCCAAAGAACAGTGGCCCCGACCAGCGCATACCGGTGATTTCGCGGGCGATCATCGAGAGGCTCGGGTACATGCGTCCCTGGAAGTCATACTGGCCGTCGGCGGTCGCGATGACGCGGTACTCGACGCCTTTGTATTCGCGGACCAGCACCGTGCCTGCGGCCGGACGGTAATCACGGTCACGCTTTTTCACCTTGCCGGTTTCGACCAGAGACTCGATGCGACGCTGGTTGCGATCCAGCAGGTTGGCGTCGACCTTGCGGAACTCTGCCTCCTGCAGCCGGTACGCAATGCGGCGTTCAAGGAACTGGCGGTTGTGGGTGGGCGTGTCGCCGCCGACCAACTTCTGCCAGAGGGCCCGGATCTCTGCCATCGGCAGCTCGGGCAACCTGGCGATTTGTGCTGCCACCGATGGCTGCGTTGAAAGTGACGTGCTCATTTCGACTCCGTAGTTGTCTTGTTGACGGGGTCTGTATGAACGCGCTGGTTGCCAGAGAAGCCAAGCTCAAACTCGCTCGCTTCGGTCCTGTTTGCGGACTCTTCAACGCCGGTGAAACGCAGGCGTGCCAGGCCGTTAGCCAGCAACGACGCGATCTCGTGGCGACGCTGTTCCGGCGTCATCCGCTCCGGAGGTAGATGGTTGATTTGATGCATTGGTGGCGGTCCTCTCGGTCAAACTCACATACAGTGAAATTGTCCGGATGGACTGCCGCCGACACCATGAGGGAGTTTCGGAGTCGTGCGAACCGATGCGGGTTGCTGCGAAAAGCGGGACCCTTTCAGTTCGACAAATGACGGGTGAGGATGGTCTTCATCAACGAATTTCCGGGCTGGGTGCTGGTGATCATGTCCCGGATCTGCTCGTTAACCAGCTGGGCTGGAACACCCGCATTCGGTACCGCCTGCGTGACTGCCGAATAAGCATCGAGCACATCAGCGTCGGTGATCTCATAGCCGTGTCCAAGAGAGATCCAACGCAACGCGGCGAGGCCTGCGGCGAGCGCGAATGCTGGCTGCTTCTCGGCGTAGTCACGGGCAGCGCGCGTCAGCGTGCGTGGATCGGTCGGGCTGCGCGTGCCCAGCTCGATCGCCACATCAAACAGGCCCGCATCCTTGGCAGCGGCGAACCACTTGCCCTCGGCGCCAGGCGTGCTGGCTACCAGGTCGCGTAGGATCTCTTCCGGTTGCTTGTGGGGATACTTCTTGGCGATGGCGCGAAACGTCGCCAGGTTCGTTGTGCCCTGATTCGCCTCGATGGCGTAGCGGCGGTAGGCCTCGTCGAGCAAACCAGAGGACAACATGATCTCTTCGCAGGCCTGGGCAATCTGCCAGCCAGGATCATTGAGACCGCGCGATTCCTCAGCATAGCGGATCGCCTCCGCCTTCTTGCCCATCGCTGCCAATGCCTTCACACCCCAGCGCCGATCGTGCCACCACTTGAATGGGGCCTTGTCGATCAGTGCCAGTAGTTCCTGGTGGCGGCCCGCCGCGTACATCGATGCCAGGCAAGCGCTGGTGCCTTTGAAGAATCCATGTCCGGATGCCTTCGGGCTCCACACGCTTTCGACGACCGGCAAAAACTCATCGGCCCAGTGCGACGCCAGTTCCGGCGTTACGCACAACTCGCCCCAATAATCGCCGAGCAGTTCGATGTAGGGCATCTCGTCGTCCTGCAGCGCTTGCCACAAGCGTTCGAGCCAGCGTTGTCGCAGCTTCGGCTCGACGTCAGCCTTGACGATGATGGGCACCAGGGTATCGATGGCCTTGTTGACGGCCGAACCCAGTGCGCCCGATGAACTGTCCACCTGTTCCAGCGCCGGCGAGAGCTTTTCCAGCAGGGTGATGGCTCCCTCAGCTGCGATTACAGGCTCCTTGCGGGCGACCTGCTTGATCTCCGTGATGGCTTCCTTGATCCGCTGTACCGGCGTGTCGGAGCGCCAGCCAAATGCATGCCGGCGGAAACGGGAAGCGAATTGCCACTTGTGGGCGCTCATGATCGATCCACCATGAGCTATCGCACCGGGTACTGGCCGTTGCGGATGAAGCGGTCGTAAGTGTCTTCCTCCGGTTCCTCATCATCGTGCCGCGCGCCCTGCCACTCGGCCTCGGGCAGCAGTAGCAAGGTCAGTGTGTAGTCGTACTGACCCGCGACGCGCGTCATTTCCGTGACCGGCATGCTGGCAGGTTCACGGGCAAACCAGGACTGGGCGCCCCCCGTCCGGTTGTCGCACATGTCAAAGGCGCTGTAGCTGTGCGCCAGCGCATCGTGCGGTAGCTCGATGGTGTTCTTGCGCGTCGCGAAGTAGGCGCCGGACTTGAGGGCCGCCTTGTTCGACTTGGCCCAGAGCATGTGATCGTCGCGGCTGGCCACGAGCACCGCTCGTTTGGGTGCGATCTCGGTCCAGCGCAGGGCGGCAGCCGTCAGCGATACGCCATAGCGATCGGCGCAGTGACCCAGCAGATCGAAGCTGATCGGTTGCCCGTCGACCTGGCGCCGAAAGTCGTCCAGCGGCATCAGCAGGGTCGAAGCGAACTGATCCGCCTCGGCCTCGATGTCGCGCTCGTTGTTGTCACCCGTCTCGATGTCGTCATCGCCGCATTCGAAGAGGTCCTGCTGGTGACGGTGCAAGATGTAGTGGCCGAACTCATGCGCAATCGTGAAGCGCTTACGGCCCTCCGACGGGGTGGCGCTGTTGTAGAGAACCAGCCACTTCGAGCGCGCCTTGTTGGCTTTCAGCAGACCATCGAAACCTTCCAGATCCTCGCCCCGAACCGTGTCGATCGGCGAGTCCGAAAAGCACTGGTGGGAATACTCCAGCGCCAGTTCGTCAACCTTGACCGGAAAGCGATCCGCACCGAGCACCGCGTTGAGCATGGACGAGATGCGGTTGGCCTCGGCCATGGGCTTTTTCGCATCCGTCATTCATCTTCCCAGGCATCGAGGATCTTGCGGATCTTCTTCTTGTCCGGCTCGGACATGTTCTTGTACTTACGGAAGAAGGCCTCGTCGAGCACTTCCTCGTCCGGGGTGGTCGCCGACTCGGTCAGCAGGAACTCCGTGGTGACCTCGAGGACGGCGGCAATCTTGCCGATCTTCTCGGCCGACGGTTTCGGATCGTCTTTGTTTTCCAGTTCCCAGATGTAGCTCTTGCTGGAGTCGGTCAGTTCGGCCAACTGTTCCAGGCTGAGCTTCTTTTGCTTCCGCAATGCGCGGATCTTGTCCCCCAGGGGCGATGGCACTGGTATTTCCTCATTTGTTGGCTTCAATCCGAAAATAATACCACTGTGCCGAACGATTTCGTACCTGCTTGACAAACCCATAACCGCTCCGCGACAATCTGAATCGTTCGGTACACCGAACGTCATCGGTCTGCACACCCCAACAAGAAGAAGGGGCCGTCGAGGCTGATACCGAGCCGATCCAAACCTTTGAGGGGTATGTAGATGAACGATGCAGAAAACCTGAGCAAGCTCCTGGGCCACCTGCCGCCGGCGGTGTTCCGTGAATTCATGGTGGATGAATTCGGCCTGGCCATGCCGGATGTGGACGCCAAGACGCCCAAGAAAGAACAGCGCGAACAGATGGAGGCCGTGCTGTCCGCCCTTGGTGTGGGCGAGCGGCAGCGGGTCGAGGAAGTGGCCGAACGGATCGTGCTGCTGTCAGATGGCGCCGGCCAGGACGTCATCGACGGCTTCAAGGACGACATCTTCGATGACGCCGCCCGCGAAGCCTTCGCCGCGATCCCGAACCAGTACCAGCGCGCGCTGTGGCTGCACGTCAATGAACCCGTGATCTTCGAGGAAGCTCTCAACGCCCGACAGGCCGACGTATTCCGGCAAAGCGCCTCCTGCTACTCCGGTTTCATGGCACCTGCCAACCTGGCGGTACTCGACGACGCGACGGCCAAGGCGGCGTTCCACCAAACCGTCGCCCAGCAACTCGGGTGCTCCGATGACGCGGTCGCGATCCAGATCTTCAAGCGTCTGCGGCCCGACACGCAGACCGGCGAGGACGTGGATCTGTACCAGATCAGCATCCATCACAACCGCCCACCGGAAATCATCGACTGCGTGCAGGCGAGCGAACTGGTGCCCCAGGAGGTGATCAGGGCGGTGTCTTCGCACATCACTTACGAGCCGGCCAATGGGCACCTGGAGGTGCTGTCGAAAGATACGGCGGGCCGGGAAGCGTTGGCGCGCATCGTGGCTGACACCCTGCTGCAATCGCCCATCACCGGCGAGAAGATCCCGCTCAAGCAATACGACTACCAGAGTTTGGCGGCGCCGCGTAATTTCGACTTGTCCGGCGAGCCGGTCGCGTTCGTCAAGGTCGTCGAGCTCGGCTACGCCGCCGGCAATGGTCGGTCGCTCCTGGTGAAGATTTGGACCAAGGACGTCGATGACATCTACGCGGCCGCCCGGTCGTTGATCGGCCCCGCCTTCGACTTCCGCGATCACCACCTCAACTACGCCAAGCTGTCCATCAAGCTGAAAAAGGTCGGCAAGGACCGCGCACGGACGATTACCGTGATCCTGCGCGACGAGAACAAGTGCAACATCAAGACCAAGCGGGAAAAGGACCGGGCGCTGTGCGACCGACTGCTGGCCAAATGGCATCTGGTGAAGGAGATCGGCGATGTCGTCGAAGCCCCTGCGGACGCAGTCGCTGCTTGATCTGATTGACCTGTTCGAACGGTCTGGGCAGCCGATTGCCGATGGCGACGGACAGCGGCTGCACGGTGTTCCCGGCTGGGAGCTATCACGCAAAGCAACTCTTTCTGACCGTGATTTGGCTGCCTGGACCGAATGTGTCGGTTATGCCGGTTGCTACCCGGCACCCTGCGGCGACGAGCACATCCTGGTGGACATCGAGGAGGACTCTGATCCAGGGTTGTACCGGTACCGTTGCCCGGAAACCTTTCGGGTGAAGCATATTCCTGCCGAGACAGCTGTCGTCCGTGCGGTCACTGCGACGAAGTTTCTGAACTACCTGGCAGATCTTCTGGATATCCCGCAGGCGCTACGACGCGGTATCACCACAGCTGCCATCGATGGCGTCCTCTGGCACCTTGGAAAGACACGCGTCGGACTTGTTCATCTCGATGTTTGGCTGGTCCGTGGATTCGCTACACGTACCGATGATGTGTTTCGCTATTTCGAGCAAGCCACTCAGCCAGATATGGGCATCATCTTCACCCTGGGTCCGGCACTACCCATGTCGGTTCGTCCGCCCAGGAACTACCGGGTCATCCCGTTCAGTAGTGTGCTGACGCGACACAGCACGAATCCGACGATCGACACCGACTTGCTCCATCGTCTGATGCTCGCGGCACCAGGAGAAGCTGTCGAGCACTCGCCTGCGGTGAGATTCGATGAATTCACCAGCACGCTGCACATCACCACCCGATCAATCGAGCCATGGAAAGTCAGCGGCCCCAAGCAAGCTGCCGTGGTGAAGTACCTGGCCGAACAATTCGCCAAGGGGCGTCAGCGCGTTTCGGCCGGAGATATCTTGGTCGCGGCTCACGGGTCGCGGGAGGCCGCACGCGGTAAGCGGGTTCCAAGCATCTTCAGTGGCAACAACCAGTGGCTGGATTACATCGAGCATGACGATGCCGGGTACGGCATCAAGTTGGAATGAGTTCGCACGGATATCCATGAGCACGCACAACCGCCTTCGGGCGGTTTTTTGCTTTCTGGGCCTCGTTTTTCCCCGCAGAAGCTGCGCCCGTACATCAGCCCGTACATGGCGGCGGCAGACGCCCGCACAGGCCGACTTCGAAACTGACCTCACGAATTCGCAACAACCAGAAGGAGTGCATCGTGAGTGTCAAACATCTGAATCAAGGCCAATTGGCCGAACGCTGGGGAGTCAGCGAAGCAACGCTTGAACGCTGGCGATCCGAAGGTATCGGCCCGGTATTTCTGAAGCTGCAGGGGCGCGTCGCTTATCGCATCGAGGACATCGAAGCCTACGAGGCTGAGAGCCTGCGCAAGAGCACCTCTGAACGCGTCAATGCGGGAGGTGCGCTGTGAACCGCATCTCCCCCGACGAAGTCCTGACCACCCCGGCAGGCGAACTCGCTGCGCTTGCCAGCGAATCGTTGTTCCAGCTTAAGAACGACGCTGCTGATCTTCTGGCTGCTGCCAAGGCGATCGTCGAGCACGTCGATCGCGCACTGGATCTCAAGTATGCCGACCGCGCACACCAGCTGCGCTTGGCGGCAGGCAAGGACACCGGCGTCGTCCATTTCGACGACGGGCACGTCCGCATCACCGCCGATCTACCCAAGAAGGTCGACTGGGACCAGAAGCGGCTCTCCGAGATCACCCAGCGCATCGCCGCCAACGGTGACGACCCGTCCGAGTACGTGGAGATCAGCTACCGGATCTCGGAAACCAAGTTCAACGCGTGGCCCGAGTCGCTCAAGAGCGCCTTCGCCCCGGCACGCACCCTCAAGACCGGCAAGCCGGGCTTCCGTCTCGCTCTGCTTCAGGAGTAATCAAAATGAAAACCAAACCTACGCTGCTCGAACTGCTGCGCAAACAACCGGAGATGTACCTCCGGGATCTGCCCGAAACCATTCGCATCCCAGCGCTGGACGGCAACCGCCCCGACGAAGTCGTGCGTCGCCTTGAGGACGCCACGATCGATGACGTGGCATTCGCGATCCAGGGCCTGGAGTCTGAAACCCGCGTTATCCATCGGCGCCTGAGTGGTCTGCGCGACCTGTACGAAATGGCCCGCAAGCGTGGCGCGCTCGGTATGACCACCGTTGCTGACGCGTTCGCCAGCATCAGCACTGAGGAGGCCGGCAAATGAGCCTCCCCATCATTACTGCAGACCAGCGTCTGGCCGAGCGCCGTGGCGTGAAGGGTGTGCTCGTCGGCAAGAGCGGCATCGGCAAAACCTCGCAACTCTGGACGCTGAAACCCACGGCCACGCTGTTCTTTGATCTTGAGGCTGGTGATCTCGCGGTCGAGGGCTGGGCCGGCGACACGATCCGTCCGCGCACCTGGCAGGAGTGTCGTGACTTCGCGGTGTACATCGGCGGGCCGAACCCAGCGCTGCGCGACGACCAGCCGTTCAGCCAAGCCCACTTCGATGCCGTGTGCGCGCGCTTCGGTGATCCGACGGTCCTGGACAAGTACGACACCGTGTTCGTCGACTCCATTACCGTGGCCGGTCGCCTGTGCCTGCAATGGTGCAAAGGCCAGCCCCAGGCCTACTCCGAGAAGACCGGCAAACCGGACAGCCGAGGTGCGTATGGGTTGATGGGCCAGGAAATGATCGCCTGGCTGACCCACCTGCAGCACACGCGCGGCAAGAACGTGTGGTTCGTCGGCATCCTCGACGAGCGTCTCGACGATTTCAATCGCCGGGTGTTCTCGCTGCAGATCGACGGCTCCAAGACCGGTCTGGAACTGCCCGGCATCGTCGATGAGGTCGTCACCTTGGCCGAACTGAAAGCCGATGACGGCGCCAGCTACCGCGCCTTCGTCTGCCACACGCTGAACGCATGGGGCTACCCCGCCAAGGACCGCTCCGGGCGGCTCGATCCGATCGAAGAACCGCATCTCGGCCGCCTGATGGAAAAGATCGCAGGCCCTGCCAGGCCCGCCACTGAGCGACTCGATTTCGCGCGGCCTGCGCCCGCTGCCGCGCCTGTCCCTAACACCGAATCCACTTCCACTCAGGAGTCCTGATCATGACCTACTTCGATTTCAATTCCGCTTCCGAACAGACCTCTTTCGACCTGATTCCCAAGGGCACGCTGGTACGCGTCCGCATGACCATCAAGCCGGGTGGCTTCGATGATCCGTCGCAAGGCTGGACCGGCGGCTACGCCACCCGCAACGACAACACCGGCTCGGTGTACCTGAACTGCGAGTTCGTCGTGATGGAGGGCGAGTTCGCCCGTCGCAAGATGTGGTCGCTGATCGGCCTGCACAGCCCGAAGGGCCCTGAGTGGGCCAACATGGGCCGCACCTTCGTCAAGGCGATCCTCAACTCAGCGCGCGGCGTTCATCCTGGCGACAACAGTCCTGCCGCGCAGAACGCGCGCCGCATCAGTGGGTTTGCCGATCTCGATGGCATCGAGTTTCTCGGCAAGGTCGACTGGGACAAAGACCAGAACGGCCAGGACAAGAGCGTCATCAAGGCCGCGATCACGCCCGACCACAAGGACTACGCCGCCCTCATGGGTGGCGCGCAGGGAGCGACGAAAGCGCCTGCACCCTCAAACGGGTCGAACGCGTATGCCCAGGCCACGGGCCGTGCCTCCGTGCCGGGTCGCCCGAGCTGGGCACAGTAAGGGGGACGCCGCCATGATGCTTCGTCCCCGCCAGGCCCTGTTGGTCGAGCGCTCCTTGGCGGCGCTCGCACAACACGGCAACACCCTGTCTGTTGGCCCCACCGGGTCGGGCAAGACCATCATGCTGTCGGCGGTGGCCGGCAGCTTGTTGGCCGAGCCAGATGCCAAGGCCTGCATCCTCGCCCACCGTGATGAGCTGACCGGCCAAAACCTGACCAAATTCGCACGGGTAAATCCGGGCGTCAGCACCTCCGTGTTCGATGCCAAAGACAAATCCTGGTCCGGTCGCGCCACGTTTGCGATGGTGCAAACGCTGTCGCGTGACAACCATCTCGCTGCCATCCCGATCCTCGATCTGCTGGTGATCGATGAAGCGCATCACGCAGCCTCGGCGTCTTACCGCCGCGTGATCGATCGAGTGCTCGATAAGAGCCCAAACGCTCGGATCTTCGGCGTCACCGCGACACCTGCCCGCAGTGACGGCAAGGGACTGCGAGAGGTCTTCAGCAACGTCGCGGATCAAATCACGCTCGGCGAGCTGATCGCCTCCGGCCACCTCGTGCCGCCCCGCACCTTTGTCATAGATGTCGGCGCCCAGGAGCAGTTGACGCAGGTCCGGCGCACGGCCACTGACTTCGACATGACGGAAGTCGAGGCGATTCTCAACAAGACGCCCATCACCGATGCCGTGATCCGTCATTGGCGCGAGAAGGCCGGCGACCGCAAGACGATCGTGTTCTGCTCGACCGTCGCCCATGCCGAATGTGTGCGCCAGGCCTTTCAAGATGCCGGTGTATCCGCCGTGATCGTGCATGGCGAGCTCCCAGACGCAGAGCGAAAGGCACGCTTGGCCGAGTACGAATCCGGCAGCGCGCAGGTCGTGGTCAATGTGGCTGTGCTGACTGAAGGGTACGACTTTACGCCTACCTCCTGCGTGGTGCTGCTGCGACCCAGCTCGCACAAATCAACACTGACCCAGATGATCGGGCGTGGCCTGCGCACCATCGATCCGGTTGAGCATCCCGGCGTCATCAAGACCGACTGCGTGGTCCTGGACTTCGGCACCGCGACCTTGATGCACGGATCTCTGGAACAGGACGTCAATCTCGACGGACACCAGCATCAAGGTGAAGCGCCCACCAAGGACTGCCCGTCCTGTGAAGCCACCGTCCCGCTGGGCTGCCGCGAATGCCCGCTGTGCGGATTCGTCTGGGAGAACGAGACAACCGAGGAAGGAGATGCGCTGGCCGATTTCGTGATGACCGAGATCGATCTGCTCAAGCGCTCCAACTTCCGCTGGTGCGACCTGTTTGGCTGCGATGACGCGTTGATGGCGACTGGCTTCAACGCCTGGGGTGGCGTCTTCTTCCTGAACGGCCGCTGGCACGCCGTGGGCGGAGGTAAGGATCTGCAGCCGCGCTTGTTGGCAGTTGGCGACCGCACGGTTTGCATGGCCAAAGCCGATGACTGGCTGAATGACCGCGAGTCGGCTGACTCCGCGCACAAGACCCGTCGTTGGCTGAACGAGCCGCCTACGCACAAGCAACTGCAGTATCTGCCGCAGGCGCTGCGCGCCGACTTTGGCATGACGCGCTATCAGGCCTCGGCGCTGCTGTCGTTCCAGTTCAACAAGTCGTCGATTCAGCGCCTCGTGGTGGCTGCCAACGATGGGCACCGGGAGGCCGCGTGAAATGTGCAGTCTGCTCCCGAAAGGCCAAGGGATTCGGCTATTTCAATCCACGCCTGCCGCGCAGCGATCCACGACGTTACTCGGACCGCTGGGTGTTCTGCTCCATGCGCTGCCAGAACGCATTTTCGCGACTCATGGACAAGACGGGAGGTCACATGATCGATCCCAGTGATATGGAGCTCGCCGCCATGGCGTCCTGTCTGGCGCCGCTTGGCGAGTATGTCGGCTCCATCGGTATGCAGCGACCGCTGGCGGACTACAGCAAAGGCGAAGTGCTGATGCTGATCGACGTAGTGGTGACTGCCTACCAGGAACACATGCTCGTCGAGCACGAACGGCTGGCAGAGAAGGATCGCACCTTTCTTGAGGAGCGACTCGCCCGCCAAGGCAAGCCGGCTTCGACGGGAGTGCCGTTCTGATGTTGGATTTCAATCATCGTCCCAAGATCCATGAGCAGATCGGCGTGCTCATCGACGCTGCACTAAGCGCCGACCGTGACAAGCAATCTCGTCGCAACTATCTCGGTGCGTCTCGCTTGGGTGTTGCCTGCGAGCGCGCGCTGCAATATGAGTATCTGCAAACTCCTGTCGACCCGGGTCGAGAAATTCCCGGTCGCGTGCTGCGCATCTTCGAGGTGGGGCACGCCCTCGAAGAGCTGGCCATCCGCTGGCTGCGTATGGCCGGATTCGATTTGTACACGCAAAAGGCCAGCGGCGGTCAGTTCGGTTTTTCCGTTGCAGGCGGCCGTATTCAAGGGCACGTCGATGGCGTGCTGAACGGCGGCCCCGCAGCGCTGGGCATGGCCTATCCGGCCCTGTGGGAGTGCAAGACCATGAACGACAAGTACTGGCGGGATACGGTCAAGCACGGCGTCAGCAAATCCAAACCGGTCTATGCCGCGCAGATGGCGGTCTACCAGGCCTACATGGAAGCGAGCGTGCCAGGCATCTCGTCAAACCCGGCGTTGTTTACCGCGATCAACAAGGACTCCGAGGAGCTCTGGTTTGAGCTGGTGCCCTTTGACGGCGGTCTCGCGCAGCGGATGTCCGATCGCGCGGTTCGTGTCATCACGGCGACCAACAGCCAGGAACTGTTGCCGCGCCATGCGACTACACCGACGCATGTCGAGTGCAAGTTCTGCCCCTGGCAGGACCGCTGTTGGGGTTCGACATGATGGCCGACAACATCATCTGGCTCGACTTCAATGACGCCCCCGAGCAGCGCGACGAACTGGCCACGGACACCGATGCGCTGCGTGCAGGGTTGCTGGACCGGCTCGAGGCCGTTCTCCACTACCTTTTTCCGCAGGGGCGCATCCGGGGTGGCAAGTTCTACGTCGGTGATGTCGATGGCAACCCGGGCAAGAGTCTGGTGGTTGAGCTGGACGGACCACGGCGCGGCCTGTGGAAAGACTTCTCCACCGATGAGGGAGGCGACATCATCGATCTGTGGGCGCGCTCGCAAGGTCGATCCGCCCGCAGCGACTTCCCACGTATCGCCGCAGAGATCCGGCAGTGGCTCGGCATTGCTACCCCGGTTGGCACGCCGATGCGCCGTGATGTTCGCAGCGTGCCGATGGATGACCTCGGCGCCTACACCGGCAAATGGGATTACCTGTCTCCCGATGGCGAGCTGATCGCCTGCGTCTACCGGTATGACCCGCCGACAGGCAAAGAGTACCGCCCATGGGATGTGCGAGCCCGCATGTGGCGCGCCCCCGACCCCAGGCCACTCTACAACCAG